ATTTTGGAACATCAACCGTAGCAAGTGCAACAACTCGTAGACAAACTTATGTTACAAAGTTAGATACAAGTAGTGGAACATTTCAAGCAGATGAAGTGATCACGCAAGCAACAACTGGTGCAGTTGGTAAAGTTGTAGAATGGGATAGTACTTTAAGTCTCCTATATTATCAACAGGAAAGTTACAAAGGATTTGGAACAAATGCAACCACAGGAAACTATGTTGCATTTAGTAGTACAAATGAGATAACTGGTTCAACTTCTGCTGCAACTGGAACTACAGCTGGAACTACAGAAACAGTAACACTTGCAAACAGCAATACACTCACTCTGACTTCTGGATATGCTAATCCAGAACTACAAGCAGATAGTGGTGATATTATTTACTTGGAAAATAGAAAACCTATACAACGTGCTTCTGATCAAACAGAAGACATTAAAATTATTATTGAATTTTAGGGATAAAAAATGGCACAACTTACTAATCTAAACGTATCACCATACTATGATGATTTTGATCCAAATGACAATTTTAATAGAGTTTTATTTCGTCCTGGCTTTGCAGTTCAGGCAAGAGAGTTAACCACTTTACAGTCTATTCTTCAAGACCAGATTGAACAACAGGGTAAACATATGTTCAAAGAGGGAACTGTTGTTATTCCTGGCCAGGTTTCTCTTTCTCAATACTATACAAATATTCAGTTGGAAACCACTTTTGGTGGAGAAGATATTGTTGCAAGTCAATATTATAATGCAACTAATCCAGTTATTATAACTGGTTCTACTTCTGGTATACAAGCAAGAGTTATTGGTTATGCAGACGCAACAAGTACAACACAACCAATTCTTTATATACAATATCTTGGATCGGGTAGTGATGGTGTGTCAGATACATTTTTTGATGCAGAAACTATTACTGCTAATACCACAATTACACACACTACAAGTTATGCTTCTGGTGTTGCATCTTTAACAACATTTGATACTAATGCTGCACAAATTGGTTCTGCGATAAAAATAGAATCTGGTGTTTATTTTATTCGTGGTCAATTTGTAAGATGTGCAGAAGAAACTTTAGTTTTAAGTAACAGTTCTACAACAGAAAATGCTCGTGTAGGTTTTAATATTACTGAGACTTTGGTAACACCAGAAAATGATGCAACACTTACAGACAATGCAACTGGTTCAACCAATTATGCAGCTAAAGGCGCACATAGATTACAAATATCTCTTAACCTTATCAAACTTCCTTTAGGGTCAGCTGATGATACTTCTTTTGTTGAACTTATGCAAATTGTAAACGGTACAATGGCTCAGGTCGTAAGAAACACAGAGTATTCTGTTTTGGGTGATACGCTTGCACGAAGAACATTTGATGAGTCGGGTGATTATACAGTAAGGCCTTTCCAATTTGACTTACGAGAAGCTATTGATAATGATTATCAGGGTGTTACAAATATAGGTGTTTATGGTGCTGGTGGAAGTAGAACTGATGAACGTGGCGTTTTTCTGGGAAGTCCTAGAACTGACGAAAATAGAAATGCAGATGAAAGTTTACTTGCACTTCAAGTGTCGCCAGGCAAAGCATATGTTAAAGGTTATGAAATTGAAAAAATTGCCAACTCATATCTAGATATCAAAAAAGCTAGAGATTTTAATACAGTTAATGCTGGTATTGCAACTTTTGAAATTGGTAACTTTGTTAATATTACTAATGCTTATCAACTTCCAGACATTACTGCTGTATCTGGTGAAACAACTGCATACAAAACAGTACAATTATTTGACAAAGAAACTGTAACAAGAGGTTCTGCTTCTGGAACACAAATTGGTGTTGCAAGATGTCGTTCAATAGAACATTCTTCTGGAACTCAAGGTGATACGACTGCAACACTGAAGATGTATCTTTTTGATATTAGACCATTTACATTTATAACTTTAAGTGATACACCAAGTCCAACTTTACTTGCAACTCACACTAACGGTGGAGTGCAAATCAAAGGTGCAACTTCTGGCGCAATTGGATTTGTTCATAGTTCTTTAACTTCTGGAACAACATTAGTCTTAACAACTGTGATTGGAAATTTTGTTGCAGGAGAAAAACTTATCGCATCTGATTCTGCTGAAACTGGTGGACTAATAGAAAATGCTGCTAATACAGATATTACAATTGCTGCTGGAACTGGCAGCATTGTATCAAAAAGATTCTCTGATGTTCGTTCATTCTTTATGGATGATGCTGATGGTGATCAGGACTTTACTGCTGATGCAGTTCTAGAATCTACAGGAGTAAGTGGTGCAATTGCATTTGATGGAACAGATGCAGCTGGTGCTGATGCTGGTGGTAATCTTCTTTTAGACACAGTAGCTGACACTGGTAGTGAATTAGTATTAGAAGACATTAAAGTTGCAAGATTAAAATCTCCAGAAAAAAATGCAGCATTATTTAAATTACCAAAAGCAACTATTAAAACTTTATTGACAGAAACAAATGCTGGTGCAAGTGATACTCAATTTACAGTACGAAAAAACTTTATTGGAACAACAAACTCCTCTGGTGTGGTTACGTTTTCTGCTGGAACCAATGAAACATTTTCTGCGTTTTCTGCAATAGATTATCAATTGTCTGTTCTTACTGCTGGTGATGGATCGGCTGTAGCTGGAGATCATATACTATTAAACTCTACTAAAGTTACTACAACTGGAACTTCAACTTTAACAATTACAGACGATGCCCTTCTTGGTGATGGTGCAAAGGTTAAACTTTATGCAACAATATTAAAAACAAGTGTTACATCAAAGGCAAAAACTACAAATCTTTCTAAACAACTTAAAGTTCTTGCAACTGATGCTGATGGTGCATATGGAACTAGATCAACTGACAAAGATATTTCTTTTGGACGAGCAGATGTTTATAAATTACAGGCTGTGTTTGACTCAGAAGATACAAGCACTGATGCAGTTGCACCAGAATTTACTGTAAGTAATATTGTTGGAACTTTCCTTAGAGGTGAAAAAATAACTGGTGGAACATCAGGTGCAATTGGAAGAATTATTACTACAACTTCTCCTATACAATATACTCTAACAGCGGGATTTGGTGCAACGGAATTTAGTGCAGCAGAAACTATTACTGGTGCATCTAGTGGTGCAACAGCGACTGTAGGAACACTCACAGCAGGGTCTAAAGTTATAACTAGTAGTTTCGTACTAGATACTGGACAGAGAGATAACTTTTATGATATTGCAAGACTTGTAAGAAAATCATCAGCATCTACTCCGATAGGTAGACTTCTTGTAGTATATGATTATCTTTCTCATGGTACTGGAGATGCATTTACAGTAGATTCTTATTCTGCTAATGCTGGACAAATGGAATATGATAATATTCCAACTTACACCGCATCAAGAGTTGATCCAGACGAACCAGAACCAACAGGAATATTTCCTCTAAGAGATTGTTTTGATTTTAGACCAGCAGTAGAAGATATTGCTGGAACTTCAAGTACAGTTTCTGCTGTTGATACTGTTACAGGAAATTCATTTGATTTCTTTTCAAGACAGTTTGATGGTGCAGGAGCCTCGACAGTTAATACTCCAAAACCATCAAGTAATTTACAAGCAGATTTTGAATATTATCTTCCTAAAATAGTTAGTGTATTTTTAATAGTTAATGGTAGATTTAGAGTTATTGAAGGTGTATCAGCTGAAACTCCAAGGCCTCCAAAAGATTTAGAGGGTGCAATGAAACTTGCACAAGTAGATTTACCAGCATATACTTTTTCTCCAAAAGATGCTACAGTAACAAGATTTAAAACTCAAAGATTTACTATGCGTGATATTGGTAGACTTAAAGATAGACTTGAAACTGTCGAATCTCTTACTGCACTTTCTCTTTTAGAAAGAGATGCAGAGTCATTTGAAATTCAAGACCAAAACGGACTCAATCGTTTTAAGTCTGGTTTTGTTGTTGATAATTTTTCTGGACATAGAGTTGGGGATGCTGCAAATAAAGATTATAGGATTGCAGTAGATCAAGAAAACAATGAACTACGACCAAAGTGTGTTTTAAGAAGTGTAGATTTGATTGAAAATGTAACAACAGATTCAGCCAGAACTGCTGCTGGATATCAAAAAACTGGTGATTTACTTACACTTCCATATACAACGCCTTTACTATATTATAATCCATACGCAACTAGACTTGAAAATGTTCAACCATACTTGGTATCTCAATGGATTGGTAAAATAACATTAACACCAGCTGGTGATGAATGGTTTGAAACTGAAGTTGCACCAGATTTAATTATTAATGTTGATGGTAACTATGATACTGTTTTAGCAAATAATCGAAATTCTATTGGAACTGTCTGGAACGCTTGGGAAACACAATGGTCTGGTGTAATTAATACTAGCGTATCTATCAGAGCTGGCACCGGCAATGCGTTTAGTCGTGTCGAAAGAACTACTACAACAACCAGAACTGACCTTGCAAGAACTGGTCTTAAAACTTCAATCGTAGAACAAATTGATGAAGAATCACAAGGTTCTAGAGTTATATCAAGAGCATTAATACCTTTTGTTAGACCAAGAACTATTACTTTTTCTGGTCATGGATTTTTACCTAGAACTAGATTATATGTATTTTTTGATAACAAAGATGTAAATGCATATGTAACACCATTATCAAGCACATATACAACAGATACAACTATTGTTGCTGGTAGTCCTTTAATTTCTACTGCAACTGGTAAAATTGAAGGAACTTTTGCAATACCAGATTATAAGTTTCCCGGCCAAACTTCTGCACCAAAATTTAGAACTGGTGAAGTTGAATTTAGAATGACTTCTAGTGCTTCAAATCTACGTGCTGGTTTTGCTGGAGTTATAAAACAACCATCCACTGCTGGAACTGCAATTTATTTTGCAAAAGGTATTCTTGAAACAGAACAAGAAACAATTATTGCAACAAGAAATGCTATAATAACTACAACATCTGTGTCAGGAACTACATCTAATACATCAGTAAGTTCGGTTGAAAGATTATTTCAAATACCGCCGCCGAACGAATTTCATGCAGATCAAATCACTTCAACGCAAGGCCGAATCCCTAGTGATGACCGTGATGACGAT